GGACTTAAACAGTTAAACAAACAGTATAAACATTATAATAGCAAGACTTATGCCAGCTAAACAGTGGAGATATGATATAGCTTATATGAGAATGGCTGTTGAATGGGCCAAACTATCTCATTGTACTAGAGCTAAGGTAGGAAGTCTTATTGTAAAAGACCAAATGATTATTAGTGATGGCTATAATGGCCAACCTAGTGGCTTTGACAATACGTGTGAAATAGATGGAAAAACAGATTGGAAAGTTATACACGCGGAAGCCAATGCTATACTTAAATGTGCTAAACATGGTACAAGTTGTAGAGGTGCCACATTGTATGTGACACTTCCTCCTTGCCCCGAATGTTGTAAACTTATACTCCAAGCTGGCATTGAACGTGTTGTCTACTTGGATGAAAAAGCCAGAGACTTATCTGGACTTGAAATATTAAGACACGTAGTAAAAATGAGTAAAAAGGATTTATATGAATGATATATTTGCAATAATAGGAATATTTGCTGTAGGGTTTGCAGCAGGTATGTACGTAAGTACACAAATTAGTAGTTGGATAGATAGAAATATAAAGTAATGAGTGAACAAGAGCAAATAGAAGAGATTTTATTAGAGGCTAATGCTTATGGCTTACGCAATGAAGTTAAAGAATTAGCTGAAGATATGATTAACATGGGTAGAAAGGATATGGATAGGGTAGAGGTTTATGATTATGCTTATAGTAAATTAATAAAGAGATAGTATGATGGAAATAGCTTTAATACTAGTAGCGTTTATAGGCTTCATTGGAGGACTCTATATAACATTAAAGATAGGAGGTATATTATGACACCACAAGAAAGAGGAGAAAAATTTGCTATAGCTGCTCTTAAATGGGTTGTAGGATTTGTTGCGCTAATGATGTTAATAGTTAGCTGTTAAAAAATCGCCATACCCGCGCTAGAAGAGAGATGTAGAAGAGAAGTCCGCCGCCGATATGGACCAGTAGCTCAGCTGGATAGAGCAACAGCCTTCTAAGCTGTAGGTCATAGGTTCGAATCCTATCTGGTTCACTTTAACTAAAAAAGGAGAATAATATGTTTGAATTAGAAACAACAATTAAAAGTGCTGAAATAGTAGAAGCACTAAATAGTATAGACAATACACTATACGCATTCACAATGATTGCAGGATTTGCAATTGTTTATTTAATAATGAAAGATATCTTTAACTGGATGTCTAATTAAAAGGAGAATATTATGCAAGAATTTTTATATCACGCATTAGGTATTTGTGGGGAGCATTGGCACCCAAATTTAATTAATCTATCAGCAATTGGATTAGTAGTCTTTTATGCTGTAAAAGTAATAAGGAGAAAAATATGTACTACTTAGTAAGAGTAAAAGTTGCACAAGATACTGGTAAAGGTATCAAGTGGTCAAGAGAAAGTTATTTGGTTGAAGGTGTATCTGTAACAGATGCAGAGACTACTACGCATAAACTTTTTGATGGATCGAATATTGAATTTGAAGTAACTGAAGTTAAAAAATCTGAAGTTATTAAAGTACTTTAGTTTAACATAAAATTAACTTAAGGTTAACATTGTAATCAAGACATTGTAGAACATTATTGTTATTTATTAATATGGAAAGAAGACAAATAGATATCACACCAGCAATATATATAGCAGTAATGTTTGCTATGTTCTTGTTTGGATTGCACTTTTAATTGTTAATAACTTTGTTAATAACTTTTGAAAAATAGTTCGTTAGAAATTTTTTTTCTTGCGTTTTTTTTGTTATATTTATATATAAATAACTAATAACAATTAACGCTATGCGAAATAAAAAATCAAAATCAAATCCAATTCACTTTGGTATCGAGGTCACTAAACCTCACTCAAAAGAAATGTATACTCACAACAATAAGGTTGCTGAGGAATTAAAACTAAACATTAGTAATGCTTGGAAGAAACTAGTAAAAGACTTCCCGGGCCTTGTAATGGATATGGACTGGTCTGGAATCAAGGAAGATTCTGATCTTAATAAACTTCAGAAAAATGTAATGTACTCTGGTTATGGTGATGGATATACTATTAAGGATGTTCAAGATGAATTCTATAATGAATTGGAAAATATGGCCAATTGGCAATTACATGAGGTTTATTCATATTGTTGTTTTGAATCATTAGTTCCAAGAGTTAAACAATGTATCATTGGTCACAATGATTTTGAAAAAATGGATTATTGGACTGATGAAAAGGAATCAAACTTTGACATTGTAAAAAGAATTGCTGGTGGTGACTTAAGGTTCTCATCTCATGCTGATGTTGATGGCAATGTCACAAAACACCCTTATATAAAAGTTTACAATAGACATGATGGTGATAAAATTGTTAATGAATTATCAAATTATGACATCAATGCTTATGTTGACTGTTATGAAGCTGATGATGGTGATGATGAATATGGTAGACCAATTATGATACACTTCTATTCAGTTCAATTTAGTGATAGTAAATCAATTAAAATAATTAAAAGCCTTTAGTATATGGAAAAAGCAAAAAATAAATTAACAGTATTTGTGGATATGGATGGTGTCCTTTGTAACTTCAATCAGGCAGCTTCAGAGCTACCTAAGGAGCAACAAAAAAGACCAGACCTTCATGTTGACTTTTCAAGGCTTGAACCTATGCCAAATGCTATATGGGCGATACATGAAATTGAATCAGCTGGTCATGATGTGTTTATTGCTACCACACCTCCCTGGAATAACCCTAAAGCTTGGGGACAAAAGAGAGATTGGATAGAAAAACACCTTCCAACTCTTAAAAGAAAGATGTTCTTAACACATAGGAAAGACTTGCTTATGGGGGATATTTTAATAGATGATTCAACATATAGAGGTCAAACAGAATTTAAGGGAACATTTTTTCACTTTGGAAAGAATAGAATGCATTGGAAAGGCATCTTGGAATGTTTTGGCACAATTAATAAAATGAATTTAATATGATAAAGCAATTAAAAAATCCAACATATTTGGAAATGATAGCTGAGTTTCAAAGAGAGATGCAGTCGACTACCAGCCTAAATAGTAAAAAAGAAATACTTGGGATGTACCATGATGCATCTATAATACAATTAGCATTGCACTATACATATAGTCCCTATAAACAATTTGGGCTAACAAGTGCACAATGTAAAAAGAGGCCAGACCTTTGTCTACCAACAAAGAAGGACTTATTTGATATACTTGAGCTACTATCAAATAGAGATATAACAGGGCATGATGCCATTAGAATAGTAAATGGATTTATTATGGACAATATGGAGTTTATGGACTTAATATTCTGTATTATTGATAAAGACTTAAAGCTTAGAGCTAATACAAGAACAATTAACAAGGTTATTCCAAATTGTATTCCCACATTTGATGTTGCATTGGCAGAAAAATATGAACCTGGCATGTGTGACTTTATAACTGATAGTTGGTATTCATCTAGAAAATTGGATGGTGTTAGGTGTCTAATTAGAAAGGAGGGTGATACTATTACTGCTTTTTCCAGACAGGGTAAGGAATTTGAAACACTACAAAATATCATAGATGAGGTTGCAAAGTTTGATGGTGATTTTGTTCTTGATGGAGAAGTTTGTATGATGGATGAAAATGGCAATGAAGACTTCCAAGGCATTATGAAGCAAATAAGAAGGAAAAATCATACTATTGAAAATCCACAATTTGTTATATTTGATTGTTTATCAAAAAATGAATTTGACAATAAGGTAGGAACTAGAACTCTTACTGAAAGATTAGAAGATGTATCAATTGACTTTCATCACAATACATTCAAATACCTATCATTGTTAGAACAAATACCAGTAAAGGATGAGGAACATATGCTAAAAATGGCTAAGGATGCAGACGATGCTGGCTATGAAGGTATTATGCTAAGAAAAAGTACTACGTATAAAGGTAAAAGGTCAAAGGATATTCTAAAGGTTAAGACAATGCATGATGCTGAATATGTAGTTACTGGTGCCACAAATGGTGACATTAGAATTGTAGAGGAAGGTGTTGAAAAAACTATTAATTGCCTTAGTCAAATTACAATTAAGCATAAAGGTAATATTGTAGGTGTTGGTTCTGGTTTTACTCTTGACCAAAGAAAAGAGTTTGGAAATGACCATAGTAAAATCTTAGGCAAGACAATTACAGTACAATACTTTGAGGAAAGTAAAAATCAAGATGGGGAATATTCACTTAGATTCCCAGTAATTAAACACATATTTGAAAATGGAAGAAGCGTATAAATTAGATAAAGGTCAGGTAGGTATTGCAGGTGAATTTTATGCATTAGCTGAATTAGCCGGTTTAGGTTATAATTCACTAAGGTGTCTGAAAAACAATCCTGTTTATGATATAATGGCCTACGATGACAATAAAAATGAAGCAACACTATTTCAGGTTAAAACAAGCAGACCTGGATATAGTTCTTGGAGCATTGGTGCCGAAAGGTGCAGAGAAAATGATATAAAACCTCTATTCTATATATTTGTTAAGCTAAAGAAGCCAGGATATAGACCGGACTTTTATATTGTACCATCTAAAATTATTAAGCAATATATTGCTAATCATATGAGAAAATTAGATGTAAAAGAATATAAGGACCTTCCATCACCTCATATTCAATGGAGAGATAATGTTGACAATTATTTCGAAAGATGGGACCTAATTAAAAAATAACTACTAGAAATTTTTTTATTAAGCAAAATTTTATTATATTATAACTAATTAAAAATTATCAAATGGCAAAAAAGAAAAAGCATACTTACAAGATTGGACAAACTGTTAAATTCAAATTTTTTGATGGTAGTGTTCACAAAGGTACAATAGCTGAATTAACCTATATGGGTGATGTGGTTGGAGACAAAATATACTATGACTGCCCTCAATATACAATTCATGTACCAAGTGATAGATACGAAAGAGGTTATATGATTTATTCATCAATGACAGATGAAAGAATTAAGGAGGCAACAGAAGGTAAACAACAATCACTATTTACAAATAATAGTTTACCAAAAAAAGTAAAAACAAAAAAGTCCATCTCCGAGTTGGATATGGCAATTCTAAAACAAAAGGAATTTATTAATAATCACTAAAAAGGTTGTGGCTCACCACTAAATTAAAAATGGCAAGAACTAAAGCCCGAAGACAGCATTGGAAAAAAGATGCTAAAAAGACAATTCATAATCAACACAAACCATTCAACCCAGATAAGTATGGGAAGTTATGGAAGACCATAGAATGGAGATTGACAGACAATGAGAATGTAATTGCACCAGCTACCCAAACAACAATTGGTACTCTTATGATAGGAGATAAAAAGCATGAAATTACATTTACAGAAGCAAACAAAATTATTGATTTGCTAAATGATGCTAAACACCAGTTTAATGTTGCATCAAGGTTGGGTATGATTGGAAAAGACAGGGGTACATACTACCCTTATTAAAAAGAAAGGAGTTAAGATATATGATATTAAGTAGTATATTATTTGTTCTAGCACTAGGAATCTATGTTGCTTTACTAATTAGAAATGAACGTAGGTTATCTGGTCTAGAACAATCTCTTTTAGACAGTCAAATTAAAAACAGACTACTAAAAGAAGAGATTAGAAAAAAAGCTTATAATGGACAAATACGTAAGAAAAAAGCTAGCTCAAATGGGCAAAAGTCTTATAAACAAAGACCAAAACACCCAAAAGCTAAAAAATCTAGGGAAAGACAAGGAGTTAAATCTAGATAAAATATTTGATATTAACTCATCTAATCTTAGTGCCGGCAAGGATGATGAGCTAATAAAAAAGATTGATAGAGTAATTTCTTTAATTAAGATTAACATCAAATTAGCTAATGGACATGCTAACTTTGATACTGAAGAGTACGTTATTGATAAAAATACTGTCTTTGATGTTAAAATTAAATATACCTCAACTGGTATTAAACCGGCTAAGAATGCCCTGAAGGATATGAATAAGATTTACAATAAACATAAAAGATTAAGTAAGTTATTAAGTAATAATAGTAGTATATAGTATATAGTATAATTAAAAGATATTTATTAATATGGAACACTTTAATTTAGAAAATAATAAATTTGAAACTGATGAATTGGAATTGGTTGATGATGCAATGAATAATGCATATAACATATTTACCGGCAAAACTAGTTATGAGTCTTTATTCTTTGAGGGATCAGATAGAATACCACTCCCATTTAACCCATTCAGTAGAAACCTAGACTGTAAAGAAATAATAGATTTAATGGTTGAGTATTATGTTGATAGAGAATGGTATGAAAGATGTGCTAAACTAGTAGAACTAAAAAAGAAATTTTAAGATATGACCGTTAGACTTATATTAGCTGCTTGTATGGACCTGGGTTCGAATCCCAGCATCTCCACTAAAAGATATTTACGACATGGGGATGTTATGGAATTGACAGCAAGAAAAGGATATAGGAAGGTCACGTTAACTGGCGAATCAGTTGAAATGGCTATGGCTGCCTAGATAGGTATTCATGCCAAACGGTATAAAAGAAGTCAAGTCGTAAAAACTTCGGAGGATGGTAGGTAAATTATTAAAAGGAATAACAATGGATAGAAAGGTAAAATTATTTTTAGTAGAACCAAATGAGCTAAGTAGAAATTTGGCTGAAATTAGTAATGCAAAGCTAAGAAGGTTGATGACAAATTTTATTATGCAATTCGAATACAATAAATTTTCTAAACCAAATTATTCAAATAGTACTTCAGATTGGTCTAAGGGTTGGGATGATTGGACACCTACTAGTACTAATCATGGAGTATATTCAACAAAAGGAATGACAGGAACATATAATGAATACTTTACAGAAAAAAAGTTTGAAGAGATTTTAGATGAATTCATTACTGGCTTATTAGCTATGAATATCCAAGAGAAATCTGAATTTCTTAAGTCATTAGAAATGTTTACAAGACCAATTGATAAATCAGAAACGAGACAAGATAATATATATAATATAATTAATACTATATACTATAATCATAGTGAAAATGATTTATTTAACTCAATTAAAGTGTCTAAGTTAGAAAAGACAGGCACTATAGTTTTAAGTTCTTATAATCTAACTAGTATTGAAACAATAAAGGCTAAGTTAGTTAAAGAAGGAATAGTAGATATAAGATACAGAATTATAAAAAATCCGTATAATAATAAAAAAATACATACTATAATGTATGATAAAATAGGAGAAAAATAGTTATGGGACAAGTTTGGACAGCAATGAAATTTAAGGAAGAGGTTACGCAACTTCAACAAAATCTTGAGATGCAAGTTAAGAAAGTAGAGGAAATGATGTTAAAGTCAGCATCTGATAGAATTCACATAGATGATATAAGAAAAGAATTAAATAAAATTCATGACATCAATAAAAGAATATCTTATTTTGTAGGCTTAGAAAGATAGATGAAAAAAAGATTCTTTCCATTTTTAATAGCATTATCAGCACTTTCAGTGTCTGCTTCTGCAGCATTTTACTCTGTCTTTGGACTAAGTAAATTGTTTGCAGGTGCTAGTACAGAGGTCATAATTATGGCAGGTGCACTTGAGGCAGCAAAATTAATTGCTGCTTCTTTGTTATATCAATATTGGAAAGTAATTAATAAAATTCTTAGAGCATATCTGGTAGTAGCAGTATTTGTTTTAATGGTAATCACATCTGGTGGTATATATGGATTCTTATCTGGAGCTTTTGAAGAGACAAATACTCAATCACAATATTTAGAAGCACAAGTAGAAATAGTTGACAAAAAGAGAACTAGATTTGAAGAGAATAAATCTATATTAGTACTAGAAAAAGAGCAACTAAATAAGTCCATATCTGATTTAAGAATATCATTATCTAATCCTACTCAGGTATCTTATTGGGATGAAAATTCACAAACAGTAATCACAACCACATCTAGTTCTACAAGAAGAGCTTTACAAAAAGAGCTAAATACAACTATACTAGAAAGAGACACTATAACATCTCAGATAAACTCACTTACAGATTCTATAGCGGTATATGATGTTAAAATACTAGAACAACAAATAGGTAATGAATCAGCCAGAGAATTAGGACCATTAAAATATATGGCTAAGCTAACTGGACAACCAATGGAGAATATTGTTAATTGGTTTATGTTGTTAATTATATTTGTATTTGACCCACTAGCAATAGCAATGGTGATTGCAGCAAATATGGCATTTGCTCAAATAAAGCCTAAGATAAAAGACTTGAGTCCAGAACAAATATCTAGAGAGTTAGATAAAAATGTAATAGAAGTTAAACCAACACTATTTACAGGAGAAGTCACAGGTTCATGTCCTCCAGGGTTAAAATATAATACACCATACACAGTAGATGAAATAAAAGAAAAGTGGTCTAAGGCAGAAAAGGATATTGAGGAAGGTAAAAATGTATATGGTGAAGATAGATTAGAAAAGATAGAAGAATTTATTAAGAAAAGCCAAGGAACAGATAAACGTGGAAATAGAATTTGGAAGGCTGATATAGACTTTTAATACTAAAGCAAATGAAAACTGAAAAACAAAATTATTATACAGAATATAAAAAAGGCGATAAATGGAATCAAAGGCCTGGAGCACTTTATAGATATATGGAGTGTAGGGTTTGTGGTCAAATGACATGTGTAGGTGAAGATACTAGTGCAGTAACATGCCATGATTGTGTAAGTGAGGGCATGCATGCACAATTTGGAGGACCAAGTTCAGCAACAAAAAAGCCATCTGGCTTTCATAGAGGTTGGAGATGGATGAAGGAGTTTGTACATAAAGATGGTAGAGTATTCCATAAAGGTGTCGAGCAAATTGAATTAAAGGGTACATTGCCACCAACAAAACAAAAGGAAAGGTTAAGACTTAAAGCAAAGCAAAAAGAAGACCTTAAGAGAAAAGCTAGTGTACAAGTTCATAAGCTAAAGAAGCAATTAGAAAAGACAAGGTGGAAAAAAGATAAGAAAGTTGTCTTAAGAGAGATAAAATACTATTCAAGAATAATGAATGGTAAAATATCACAAGAGGTTATACAAAAATATATCGAAGGAAATTTTTTATCTTCATAATTTTTTATTATATTAAGAGTAATAAACAAATTCTTAGTAGGAGACAAAGATGGATAGATTAAGCTATCATAGAAGCGGAAAGGCAATCGAACCACAAAAGATTGATTTTGAGTTTAAGCAAGGAATAACAGCCTTTGAATTTAGAAACATTTGTGTAAGAATGGCTGGTGCACTTGGATATTCAAATAGCAGTATTGAAAATGCATTTCCAGAACCTAAAGACAACGAACACGAAGTAGACAAAAGACAGCTAAAACTTTTATTTGATTAATATGACAAAATCTATATATGGTGATAAACCAGAACCACAAAAGGTTCAAGCACAAGAAAGAGAAATAGACCTAACAAAAGATAAATATGCTGAAATATTCCATAGTATGGATATTGATGATGGCATAATTTATATGATAGGTGAGGTTGGAGAGTTTTCCTTTTATGACCTAGCAACTAGGTGTAGAACAATATTAAGGGAAAGGCCAGAACAACTAAAAGACCAGCCAATTACTATAGTAATAAATTCAGCTGGTGGTTGTATGTTTGAAATGTTTGCTATTATAGACTATATAAAGTCTCTCAAGGTGAAAGTAAATGTTATATGTAGAGGTCAAGCTATGAGTGCAGCTGCAATGATATTAGCTTGTACAACTGGTTCAAGGATTTGTAGTAAGCACTCTACAATAATGTTGCACGAAGCATCTATAGGCCAATATGGAAAAAGCTCTGATATTCAAGCATCTGCAAAGCAATATAAAAAGATGGAAGAGGATTGTTTAACTTTATTAGCTGAATCAACAAAGAAGGATGTTGATTGGTGGAGAGAAAATACAAGAAAAGATTTATTTTTATCTGCAGAAGAGGCATTAGAATTAGGAATTATAGATTTAATAGGATAATAAGTTATGGATAAAACAGCAGAACAATTAAAAGAAAACTGGGACAGTTTACTAGCAAAAATTAATAATAATTTTTCGGGTGAAAGAAAAGATTTATTAATTAAGTTATACTCAAAGATGCAAGACCAGATTATGATGGCACCTGCATCTGGTATAGAACACTTTCACAATTCATTTATTGGTGGATATGTAGACCATGTATTGAATGTAATGAGGTGTGCAGATATATTATATAAGCAATGGAAAGAGATGGGTGCTTATGTCGATAATTATAGCCATGAGGAGCTAATGTTTGTTGCACTTAACCATGACCTAGGAAAGGTGGGTGATTTGGATAATGAATACTATATCCCAAACCCTAGTGAATGGCATAGAAAAAATCAAGGTAAGATTTATACAAACAATCCAGATATAGTTCATATGTCCGTACCACATAGAAGTCTTTGGCTACTACAGGAGTTTGGAATTAAGGTAAGTCAAAATGAAATGATTGGTATATTAACTCATGATGGTGTATATGACGAGGCTAATACAACCTATCTAAAGTCATATTTACCAGAAAGAAGTTTAAGAACAAATCTTCCAATTATTATGCACCACGCTGACCACATGGCATCAAGAATTGAGTTTGAAAACTGGAAATATAAAAAGTCAGCAAAACCTAAAAACGA